TTATTATTATTTATATTTGCTTTTGTTTTAATAATATTATTATTATTATTATTTATATTTGCTTTTGTTTTAATAATATTATTATTATTATTATTTATATTTGCTTTTGTTTTAATAATATTATTATTATTATTATTTATATTTGATGTTGTTTTATCTAATATATATTGACCACAAGGCCCACAATGGTCTTCATTAGATAAATCTATTTTGTTATTTATTTTTTTGTCACAATATTCTATATTCCATCTACCTAATACTTTTTTGTTATCAAATATTTTATATTTTTTTATAATTTGGTTTATTATTTTTTTAATAAAAAACATTATAAATGTATAATATTCACAATGTTTAAATACAATTTATATATGATATAGGAGAGTAAACGTTTAAAATATAAAATAAATTATTTATATGTATTGTTAATAATAATATAATATATATTATTATTATGTGTAAAATTATTAAAAAAAATATGAACATTATGTTAATGATAATGTAGAAGTATGTTTAAATGATTGTGAAAACGTGATTTATAATATTAATATAGTTTATTATATTAATTGTACTTTAAATAAAAATTGGTTTGGTTTACTTGGTTATTTAATCAAATTAATTTAATTAAAAATATGAATGCAACTATATATATAATTTCGACAATCCAAAAATCTGATGAAGATTTATTTAGGAAAACAATATTAGAAGATTTTCCAAATGTTATTATTGAATGTTATTATGAAAATGAACATGAATATAGAGGTATTAAAAAAATATGGGAATTAGGACAAATATATAATAACAGAAATGATATTTTATTATACTTTCATTCAAAAGGTGTTACACGTCATAATAGTTATGAAAGTAATGAAAATTACAAATATAATATTATTTTAAAGGATATTGAATTAATTAAAGAAATATTTACAATATTTCCAAAAATAGATAAAATAGGGTATTCTTGTGGTGGTATTGGTTGGATATGGTATAATTTTTGGTATGTTCGTGGTTCATATATTAATAAAGTTGAACACCCGATTAAAACAGACCGTCGTCATTATTATGAAGATTATATATCAAGAAAAGTTAATAGTCATAATGATATATATTGTTTAAATGAAAGACCATTTTCATATTATGAAAATACAATAAATAATTGTTATAATATTTATACAGATAAAAAACATATTAAAAATATTGGTAGTTATTTTTGCCCAAATGATAACAATTATTATGATATAAATGTATAATTAATGCCGAATTAATAATTTATAATTCATTCATAATTCGGTATTAAAATATATTTTCCGAAATCTTTCCATATATTTGTCTTTTAATGCGTTTTTTTTGAGATATTTGCCATCGATTTTGTCTTCCAACATATGAATAATAAAAAATAGACTATATACTCCACATTCTGTATCACCAAATTGATGTTCTTTCGGATGATTTTGGTCAAAAGTAAAATCTATTGGTGGTTGTAAATGTTTGCCTTGTTCAATAATATTATCAGACAATTTCATTATTTGTTTTGGTACTTTACTTCCTGCGCTATCAAAAAAATATATTATTCCTTTCTTTATATTTATAAAAAGAGATACCCAATGGCTGCCAAACTTATAATGAGGATCTAAATTGAATATAATACCTATTTTTGTTATTCCTCGCTTCATCTCTTCTTTTATGCTAAAATTACATAGCTCATTCCAAACACAGTGTCCACTAACTTTTCTAGTATCATAATCTATTGGCGATGGTCCCATAAAATTAAAACATTTATATGCGTCTTCATATTGTTTCATAACATTCATAATATCGACACTACTTAACCATTCATTTGGATTTTTCTTCCATTCGTTTGGTGATTCTGGAGCATATTCTTCTTTAATTAGATGACCCATTTGGGATTTTGCAAACTCCTGTTTTAACCAACAAGACTCTTTATTACATACATGACTCATATATTTATTCAATGATTTCCATATTTCTTCTGGATTATTCGTATGAATTGGCGCATCTGGATGTCGTTGATTCCACATCTTTTTCAGTTTTTTTAAAATATCATCTGACAAACAAGTATATTTTTTTTTGTGTTTTTTTAACGCAGAAGGACTACAATTGAGTTTTATTAATTTGTCGTATTTTGTTTGATAACTATCATGTTTTGATTTAATTATATTATTATCTTTTTTTGATACTGAACCACCTAACAATATTATACGGCGAGTACTATTACCATGACGATTACGACTCGACAATTGTCGTTTGCGAGTCATTCTTTTCTTCATATTTATTAGTGATATTTTTATTTTTATGATAAGAAATACCTTTCATTTTCAATTTGGGGTCATCTAATTGTATATCTCTTTGAAGAGGAAATTGTTTTGCAGTTGATATTATATCGGTTTGAGCTTCTTCTTTTTTATTCACTTTAATAAAATTATCTAATAATGTCGGTGTAATTGTTTGTTTCATGAATAATGATTTTGTTTGAATCATATCAATGTCCATTATTATTGTATTTTCATTCATATTTGTATCATCTTCATTATCATCTTCATATATTTTTCTCGATTTTTCGAGAGATTGTAAACCAATATAATCTTCTTGAATAATATCTGTTTTATCTATTGTCTTGAAATATTCAATAACTGTTTCCAAATAATTATCAAATGAGCTGACCAAATAATCGGGATAATATCTTTCTTCATCCATTGATGAACGATTCATAAAGTATCTTGTCATATCATTTATTCGTTTTTGATAAAATAATCTGTCTTTGTCGATATTTTGAATAAAACTGGCATTTTTTATTGTCTGATATTTTTTATAATCCTTTTTATTCATTAAATATTCCAATGTGATTTCTGATATTTTGCTTAATTTTAATTTTGAATAATTAACTTCATTTGATTCATTAATGATAATATCATTTTCATCTTTATTTTCATCTTTTTCGACAAAAGTATTTGTTGTTATATTCATATAATACATTATGATTTGAATTATATGAATCTATACTTATACTTATACTTTATATTCAAACACAATTATTCTGTTTTGTTGTTGTATTAATTTCTCGATTCTGATGCCGAGTACTATTATTAAACTTCAAATGTCCCATATTATTCGGATTCGGATTAAAACTAGAAAATGTCTCTTTTTTGAATAAATTATTAAATGGCTGTTCTACATATTTTGATGGCGTATTATATTGATAAAGGTCACTTGTACTATCTGGAACATAAACTGCTTTACTACATTTTTGATGAGCAAATATCTGATTTCTTAGTTGAGATTCGACATTAACATTATTTACAAATCCAGACCAAGGTGATTGTGTATTTCCAGGATTAAAAACATTTCTCGTATTATATGTTGGTTGCTGTTCTAACTTCACTCTAGTTGCTACACGCGGGTCAACAATCGGTAAAACAGAATACTTTGTCATTACTGGACGAACATTTATATAAGGTTGCAACATTTGCGATGGTATGTTTCTATCATATATTCGATTATTCGTTTCTTGATGTATTTGTGAATTACATATATATTTATGATTATTTGCAATATTTTGCGAATCAATAAAAGACATAATAATATTATACGATATTATTATATCTGATAATTATCTGATAATTATCTGGATAAATTATTATAAAAAAATATTTAATATGATAAATTACGTCTACTACTGTTTTTCCCAACAATAATTGTACTACGATTTTTCTTTGTTTGATTATTCATATTCTTAACATGACGGTTATATGTAATTACTCGTTCTTCATATTCAATCATTTTTTGATATACACATATGAATATTTGTGCAAATGCTATTTTATCTCTACATTTTGATTTTTGTATATAAAACATATTATAATCAGACCAATCTACTATTACATTTTTACCTATAATTTTACTAAGTTTATTACTATTAAAATTACTTTCGTCATTTTGAATATTATATTTTGTTTTATTTTCGACAGGAACCAAATACAATGACCTTGAATTACTCATATAAGTATCACAATTATAATTATATTTTGTAAACATTGAAGAACTACTCTTATTTACTTCATGTAAACAAGGTACAACACTTATAGTTATTGGTTTTGGTTGTTGAAGTTTCGGATATAATTCTTTTATAACATATCCTATTGTTTGTTGTGCTCTAAACAAATTAGATGCGCAGAAATATATTGGTTGTGTAACTTGACGTAAATATTTTTTTAAAAATATACCACTATTTTGTGCTTGAGTTTCTCCTTGTGGTGTCAATATTGCATCCGTATATTTGTCTTTAAACTGGTTTTTAGATTTTTCTCTTTCACCTATGCGAGTATTATGGATTCCTTGTGCATGTCGTTCTAATAAGACAATTGTTGTATTACCAGGACGATTCAATCCTAATTTTCTATAAGTAGTTTCATTTACTTTTATTGTAATCGGTTCAAATATTACGCATCCTTCTCGAATCTTATCAATATTATTTGTATAATATTGTCGTTTTAATCTAGGTGCGTCTTTATCGTTTTCTTCAGTTGTACCAATATGCAGTTCACCATTATATACCAACGAAATATTAATTACATTTGGAGCAAATATAAATTGTAATATTGCACAATTCTGGAGACGTATTTTGCTTTTCTCTACTTTATGACCTAATAAATATAATAGACGACCCAACATACATTGCATTCTCGTATTATGTGAGACTGCTAAAATATATACATTATTATTTGATGGATTAATATATAAGTTTGAAAATATATCATTATCATCTATATTTTCATAAGAATGTATATCTTTTTCTAAATCTACATTATTGCCATTAGTTATATCCATATTTAAACTATTACTTCGACTCTTACTTTGACTTTGACTTTGACTTTGACTTTGACTTTTACGACTTCTATTCTGACTTATAATCGGACTCGGAGTTTTATCACGTTTAAGTGTCTTTTTTTTACCAAACGGCCACCATCCCATAATAATATATATTCATATTATATTACTATTATTCTCACAATATACACAAAATGTATATATACTGATATGTATATATATATATCTACATATTATGATTACTTACTTAAAACGAGTTAAATATTATTTATGTATATAATATAAATTATGTGCGGCATTTTTTCTATTTTAAATAATGATAATTTGTTTTCATCTAAAGAAGTTTATGATTCTTTCAAAAAAACTTCAAATCGTGGACCAGAAAACTCGCAATTAGAACGCGTTAATATATTATGTGATTTCGGATTCCATCGTCTCGCAATAAACGGTCTAAACACTAAATCAAATCAGCCAATTGTATTTGAAGATATTACGCTTATATGTAATGGCGAAATATATAATTATAAAGAATTATATAAAGAACTGTCAGTTGAACCGACTACAGATTCGGATTGTGAAATAATTATCCATCTATTTTTGCGTTATGGAATAGAATATACTCTACAAAAATTAGATGGCGTATTTGCTTTTATGTTGTGTGATTCACGACTCACAAATGAAGAATCTCAATTATATATTGCAAGAGACCCATATGGCGTTCGCCCACTTTATCATATGCGTTCACGTTCAACAACACTAAATATTACCGCATTTGCATCAGAAATCAAATCTCTTATACAACTATATAATTTCTTAAATGGAACACATGATATTATCCATTTTGAACCAGGAACATATAGCCTATTTTCACTTCCGTTTATAGTTTCACCAAAATGGAGCGCCGTTATTGAAAATCGTAGTTACCATTCAACCGGATTTGTATCCCATATAATATCATCTACATACGAAGAACATGATATTTACAGTAATATTCGAAACCTTCTTTGCTCCGCAGTACAAAAACGTGTTCTGAATACAGAACGACCTATCGCTTGCCTTTTATCCGGTGGTCTTGACAGCAGTTTAATTACAGCTCTAGTAAATTATTATCGTTCACAAAATACGCCATTAGAAACATACAGTATCGGATTAGAAGGCTCGGAAGATTTACGTAATGCCAAAATCGTTGCCGATTATTTGGGAACAAAACACACTGAAGTCATTCTATCTGAATCTGATTTTACAAATGCTATTCCAGAAGTGATTTATTCTATCGAGAGTTATGATACGACAACTGTTCGCGCATCAATCGGTAACTACTTATTGGCGAAATATATTGCTGCAAATAGTGACGCAAAAGTTATCTTCAATGGAGATGGTTCAGATGAAGTATGTGGTGGATATCTATATATGGGTTGTGCTCCAAATGCTTACGATTTCGACTGCGAATGTAGAAGATTACTTGCGGATATACATAAATATGATGTTCTTCGTTCAGATAAATCTATTTCGAGTAATGGTTTGGAACCTAGAACACCATTCTTAGACCGTTCATTTGTCCAATATTACTTGAGTATTCATCCACAAAAACGATTCCATACTAAGAATAATGTATGCGAGAAGTTTTTATTGAGAAAGGCATTTCAAGATGGTTTCGACAAACCATTATTACCTAGTGAAATACTATGGAGGAAAAAAGAAGCTTTTAGTGATGGTGTAAGCAAAACAGAGCGTTCTCTTTTTACTATTATTCAAGAATATGTCGAAATACAAATGGTTGACCCTTATAAATGGGTAAAATATATATCTTATCCCATTACAAATGAACAAAAATATTATCGCAGTTTATATGATAATTATTATCCTCATACAAAAAAAGTAGTTCCTTATTATTGGATGCCTAAATGGGTCGATGCAACAGATGCAAGTGCAAGAACATTGACCATATATAATCAGACACAGACAACTACTCATTTACATTCTTAAAAAATATTGACACAATATAATTTTTTAGTTAAACAAAATAAAATAAAATATACAATATATAATTATAATGATTAATACAAATACAAATAAGATTATAAATAAACAAAAAATTGATATTGATTTAAATAATATAACTTTAACTAAACCACAAATTATACCAAATATGCACGTGAAACAAACAAAAGGTTTAAAACGTAATACAATTGATAAATATTATACTAAAGAACACGTTGTTGATTTATGTTTAAGTTACATTAAAAAATATATACAAATCAATACAGATGACTTCATTATTGAACCTAGCGCAGGTAATGGTTCTTTTATTACAGGAATCAAATCTTTAACAAGCAATTATAATTTTTATGATTTAGAACCGGATCATCCCGAAATAATAAAACAAGATTATCTACTATATAATTTCAATATTGATTCCCATTTCCAAATGAATAAAATACACATAATAGGTAATCCACCATTCGGTCGTCAATCATCTTTGGCAATTAAGTTTATTAAAAAATCGTGTCATTTTTGTGATACCATTTCATTCATATTACCTAAAAGTTTCAAAAAAGATAGTTTAAAAAAAACATTTCCGTTAAGTTTTCATATTATATTTGAAATAGATTTACCTGATAATTCATTTATAGTAGATGGCATAGAACATAATGTTCCTTGTATATTTCAGATATGGGAGAAAAAAACAACTGAACGTATAGTAAACGACAAATTACTTCCTATCCATTTTATATTTGTTAAAAAAACAGACAATCCAGATATCTCATTTCGCCGTGTTGGCGTTAATGCTGGCAAAATTGACGACAATATTGATGAAAAAAGTATTCAATCTCACTATTTTATTAAGTTTACAAATGGCAATTCTATTACCGATAATATAAATAAATTATCTACTATCAATTATGATTTTAACAATACAGTTGGTCCTAAATCCATATCAAAACAAGAATTGATATTTAAGTTTAATCCTTTATTAGATGATTAATCAAAATATAATGTCAAAATATGATGCAATTATATTTTGTAAATTATTTAAATAACATAATGTGTCATTTTCAAAACCTATTTCAAATAATTTGTATGTTTTATTTTTTTTACTCTTAAATTGGATTTCATTACAAACCACACACAATAACTTACTTTTACTGGTATTATGTATATTATTTTCTAAATATTTATATCCTCTGTTTATTTGGTGTCCTCCTCCCCATAAATCTAATTGATTCATACCTATAATGATTTTATCAGTGATTTTATCGCGAATATACCAATCAGGTATTTCTCTCGTAAAATGTCCTTCACTTTTTTTTTCAAAAAACACTTCATAACGTTCAGGAACTAATTCTAATTTTGTAATAAATTGTTTTACTATATTATTAAACTTATTTCCTCTTATAACACCTTTTGTTCCTGATGGTATTAGTTCTAATATATATTCTTGTATTATTTTTTGTTTTGTATTTTCGTCTACTATATTTTTTTCTAATACATCTTCCAGCTTTTTTATTTCATTTTTAACAGAATTACAATCTATATATTCAGACATTAAATTTGTATCCTCTAATTCTTCCAAAGTTTTATAACATATTTCTTGTTGTATTCTTGCATTAATATCTTCCAATGATAAATTATCTTCAATCACGAGTTTTATTTTCTGCGTTGTTGTCATTTTTTTTATAATAATCTAATACTTATTTTTAAATATTTTAAATCAAAATTTATTATATTTACACCCTTGAAGATTTAAAACCGCACCTTTCTATGTAAATTGAAAGGAAACTTCAAGGTTTGCCTATTTCAAGGCATGTAAATTTTGATTTTGGGAATTCTTCTAAAATCCCTGATAAGTTGTTGCTTCTTGATAAATAATTTGGTCTTTCTTTATTATTTATCGCATTATAAGCAATCTTATAAATATTTGTAGCACCATTCACATCTCTATTCCAATAACCGCATCCGTTCTTACAACAAATCAGTCCATGGACGAGAATGTTTCCTGTTTTGTATGGTCTTGGATTTTCCATTACCATATTCTTCTCACAAATACCTATTTCACATTTGGAACATCTACAACTGGTTCTAAATTCATCAACCAAATAAGTTTGAAATCCTGCTTTTCTAAATAAAGTTCTCATTCCTTTTCCTTTGGTTGCCTCCTTGTATTTTATTTGTTGTTTCTGTTCGTAATCTCCAAAACAAACTACTACTTCTTTTTCATTACCAAAAATTCGTTTGAAATTATTTAACATTTTCTGTTCGCTTCTCTTTGTGTTTCTATAACTTTGTAAGCGTAATTTTCTAAAAATGTATTTTTCATAAAAGGTAAATAACATAAAGTTTATTTCTTTTTCATATCAATTGCTAATTCATTCATAGTAAGTTGTTCGTTTTGTTTCAACAATTCCAACGCAGTTTTAACTTGTGGTTTAGTAATTTTGTAAGAAATAGGTTTTCTATTTCTTCTTGTTAGATTTTTAGAAGTATTATATCGTTTAATCCAATCTCGTAAAGTGGATTTTTTACAATCAAATATTTTACAAGTTTTCTTATATCCATCTCCTTTATCATTATTTAAGTAATATTTAACGGCAGATATTTTATAATCTTCTGTCTTATGTTTAGTCATCTATATTATTTTGAGAAAAATATAAAAATAGTTAGGGGTGCGGTTTTAAATCTTCAAGAGTGTAAAACAATTCAATTATTTTATTAGAAATAATCAATATATAGAATAATGTTATATATTGATTTGGACTATTTTTTGAATGATATTCGACGCAATATGATATGCGAAATGTCAATTTATCGATATAAAAATAAAATATATATTGATTTTATACATTGTTGATTAGTATTTTATTTTGTATATTATTATATTATATTATATAAATTGATGGATTCAATATTATCATTACCAGTACCATCAGTAAATGTAAGAACAGAGGATGTTATTAAATATGCAAAAATCGCATTAAATAACCAAATATATGATGAAGGAAAAAATGGTATGTTTATGTATACGCCTTTTCGAACATTATTTGAGTTGTATTTATCTACTCCTTACGAATATAATTCTAGTCATGGTGAGATTAATGAATATAAAAAAAATTATTTTATAATGTTTATGAGAAGTGATGATAGAATGCAACACACTTTTGGGAATACAATTACAGATATGAGTAATTGTTATATTCACCTTATTACAGGTAATACTGGTATTGGTACTGATAATCCCATTGAACTAGATGAAAATATTTCACGATTATTATCACGTCGTTACCCTAATGTAGATGATAAAACGTATTTACGATATATTTTAGCATATTTATTTTTGTATTATGGTTTGTTTTTATGTAATAAATATATTTTATTTGAAAATGCTAAAAATCCACCTACTGTTCGTAAAGAAATAGTATTATTTGAATCTCCTATTCCTAAAATTACAAGCTCTACATACGATTATTCTTTTGAACAATATTATGTTAGTGAGATGGCTAAACTTATAATTAATCAAACTAGTAATGATGAAGTATTATCAGAATTAAATAACTATCTGGTAAAACCAGATTTTAATTTAACGTATCGTACGATTATGGCGAAGGTTAAAGATAATTTATTAGCTATTTATTATAATATAAATCCTCTTCCTCCTCCTCCTCCTCTTACTATTTCTAATGCACTTATTGGTGAGTTTTCAACTAAAATACAAACAACAATCGATGTTCAAGGTTCTGCAAGTGATGTTATTAAATTATTCGGTTTTACTCAAATAGATGTAGAAGTAAGATATTTATTTGATCATATAACAAATGCTCAGTCACAATGTAATTCGACAATTGGAGAATTTATACAAAATGAAACTATTTGTTATATTTGTGGTTTTCAAATATCAAGTCATGCTGAATGTGAACATATTCTTCCTGTATTATCTGCTTGTAAAAATTATTGTTTATTAATATCCAATGCGAAACAACGTTCAACTATTCCAGACAATGTATTAAAAAACGATATTGGTTTAGAATATTTTTGGGCACATCGTTGTTGTAATCAATCAAAATCTGATAAAATTAATTTTATTAAATTAGATAATAGAGGCGAGTTTTATTTTTCTGATGCTGATGCAAAAACGATGTATGATAGTATTAGAAAAAATTTAACTGGTTCTCAAGCCAAAATTGGTAATAAAGCTAAAGATAGTCCAACTTCTAAACCACAAATATGTTACGAACTAAATCAACAATCTATGGAGAATGATGATGAAATTGCGAATTACTTTAAAAATGACAATAAAAATGATTTTGTTGAAAATTTGAAAGCGACATTAGAAATTTTGATAACTAAATTAAATACAGACAATATTTATTGTCTTTGTCAGGATGGTGATGAACATGAAAATCATTTAACAAATGTTAAAAACGCATCTTACGTTTATAGATATCTACAATATTTGAGAAGTTTTGAATTAAAAGCAATGTTCGATACAAATATGTTAGGTTCTAAACCTGTGGTGATAGATAGACAAACATGTAGAGAATATATATCAGCAAATCTATTGACTTTTTGTGACACAAAAACGGAAGAAATTATTGAAAAAATAACGTTAAAGATGACTGAGATGAATGAAGATACTACCACTAGTGACAATATACCATTAGATTTATCAATGGAATTATTATGTATAATATTTATGAGATATATTGCAGATGCATTTTTATCTGCTCATAATGGTTCTGGTAATAATTTTGGTTTAAAATTAATTAATACGGCTACGCGTAGTATAAATTACAAAAAATTATTAATAAATACTACATATAACACAACTTTTTCAATTAATAGTAATAATATAACTTTTTATCAATTATTAATGAGTATAATATACAGTTTAAATGAATTAAATTTGAATAATAACTCAATATGGACAATTATATTGCAAAATTACAACGCAAAAAATAGACGAAATATTTTTGGCGAAACGAAAACGTGGGATCGTAAGACATTAGAAATTATTCTAAATGAAATCATACAAAATTATCATGGTAATATAACATATCCATTTTCACCTTCACATGATTATAATGCTGCCTCAAAATATGTAGAATATCTACACGATATATTATTTTCATCTTTGATAGATTCAAAAAATGATTTTTTCAATATTAGTAATAATCACAGTTTCACTACTTATATTGATTCTCTTGGTAAATTATTTGATAATAATGGTGATAAAAATGATAATAATATTGGTGATTATAATTATTCATTACCTAATGAAAAACAAGAAGGAGTAGATTGGAATAATATTTTAAATAAATTACAGACAAAAGGCACAAACTTTGATACAGAAAGATCATTATTTCAGCATATGTTATATAATATATATGGACGTTATATACCAGCTTCATTTGCTTCATCAGGAGGAGGTTCTTCAAACATGTCTTTAATTAATCCAATACCAATAATGAAAGGTGGACAGATAAATTATAATATAAATTATGATAGATTTGATAAAGATTTACTCCACAATAAAATAATGTATAATACATTTAAAATAAGTGAATATAACATTCTTATTAATAATTTGAATGATTATTTACGACCAACTGATATAGTTACTTCACAAAAAAGACAAACTGACATTCGTTCTTTTGAACAAAATAGTATGGAAACTCATGATAACTTTCATATAGTTACTCAACCAAGTACTCCATCAAGTACTCCAAAACGACAACGTGTTGTAGATTTTCAATCTGTTATGAATACTCAACCTGTTATGGATTCTCTTGAACAAATTGATATGAAAACTGATAACTTTCATATAGTTACTCAACCAAGTACTCCATCAAGTACTCCAAAACGACAACGTGTTGTGGATTCTCTTGAACAAATTGATATGAAAATTGTTGATAGTCAATCAGAACACGTTTTGATTCACCATTATAATTCTATTGTGAAATATTTTCAAAACCAAAATACAGAGCTGCTGGGTATAGTAAAGAAAATTATAGATATTTTAAAAAAAAAACAACAAGTAAAATCGTTTGGAAAAAAAACACAACCAGTAAAACAGTTTGGAGAAGAAACACATCTACAAATTGAAAACGTTAAAGACGATGATTATGAAAATATATATATATATGCAATGGTACTGGTAGATGTTTTAAAAGATGCAATTAAACTAATAAAAACAGATGAACTTACATCAGAATATAAAAACATACTATTTATGTGGTTAATATTTGCGGAAAGATTTAACAATAACCCAATATTTCCAGTGCAAATTCATATGCAAATAATTAGAGATGATAGTAAAATGGATGAATCTGATAGTAAAATTGGTGAAAATGATATGCAAATAAGTTATGATTTATTAAAACCGATACATGATGAAGTAAATACATTACTATTAATACTACTAGATATTGTCCAACCTCAAGAAATTGTCCAACCACAAGATATTGTCCAACCACAAGATATTGTCCAACCACAAGAAATAAATTGGGATAATTTAAAACAATTAATAGAAACATATTTTAATAATTTGCAAGATATGAATAAAGATGAAATTGAAAGCGAGATACATAATGCGGAAAAAAATAAAAACACATTAAATGAGTACGTGATTAAAAAATTAGAAGAAAATAATTATAACTATGAAGAATTATTAATACAAATATTAAGTAAAGACCCAAAGGAATATATTGATTATGTATTGATAGATATACTAAGAATACAAATTGCAAAGATGCAAATAATAGATGAGACAACGATGAAAGATGAAAGACCAGCTAATCCAGAAAATATGCAAATAATAGATGAGACAACGATGAAAGATATGAGAAAAGATAATCCAGAAAATATGCAAATAACAAATAAGACAGAGATGAGAGATACAAGACCAGCTAATCCATTTTCGGTTGTTACTCAAGAAGGTATGTCTGGTGGAAAAAGTAAAAATAACCTTAAACAAAACAATAAATATAACACAACAAAAAAAAACATAAAATATAAAATTATTAAAAAAAAATGTAAAACTATTAAAAAAAATAAAAAATACAAAACCATGAAGAAAAATAAGAAACGGAGTTATCGCAAAAATCGTTGTAAAACTAAACGCAATAAAAGTAAGCGCGTCTTGAATTAATTATTGTTATTGTTCAATTCATATAATTACAATTAAATATATGATTTATCATCGAATGCGATGATTTTTATTGCGTTTAGTTTTACGACGATTTTTGCGATAACTGTAATTGTAACTGTGTTTTGTTTGTCGGGTTCGTCTTCGTCGTCGTTGTTTTGATATATGGTTATATTTTTTTGTCGATTTTCTATTTCTTTTACCGCCAATTCTACTTAATTTTTGTGGTTGTTGTTGTTTTTCTATTAATCTTTGAGAACGACGGACAGCATTATCAATATTAGAAATAAGTATTTTGGTTGCATCAGTTTTAGTTGCCTTTGTTATTTCACTGTTTTTACCGTTTAAATAATCTCTTACACAATGAGTATATGTATTGTCAGCTTCTCTTAAGAACTTTATGTTTGTAGAAATTAATGATAATTTATAAGAATCAGAATCATATAGAGCCATTTCTTGTGAATCTCTTTTACTACCGTCATCTTCAAGTAACTGAATTGTTCCTAATCTAATTATATAATAATCATTTTTTCCACTATCATTATCCAACTGAAGGATTTGTAAATTAGATTTATTAAGAATTAAATCACAAAGAAAAAATACTAACAATAATGAAGCTATTTTTGGATATTTAGGATTACCATTAATCCATCCAAGTGTTACATTTTGAATAATATTATTTTTAGATTCAATAATATTTCTAAACTTTGCAGTTAAAGTATTATCTGTTGCTTCTAATTTTTCATCAACAGAAGCTATTTCATCTTCATCAGGTTTACCTATATAATATATAATTTTAGGTCTGTCGTCATTTTCATGGTTAATTTCTGTATCATCCTTAGGTGTTAATATTATTTTACGCGTAGTAGATTGTCCAGGGTTATTAATTGTTTCATCACTTATTGTAAAATTAGTTTCGATACAATGTAATAATGCTTCATATAATAATTTAATATTAGGCGTAACCATTTGCATAATACTATCAATAGTAACGCTTCGTTGTAATGGAGATTGTTCTGGTTGATCTGGTTCATCTGTTTCATTTAAACCTCGTTTTGACATATAAATTATATAAATATAAATAAGATAATATAATATTATATGTACAAAGAACAATTATTATATATTTATTGGTATACTTTTTTATTCGTATCATATGCGACGTATTTTTTAAGCGTTTTATATATAGCAGGATTTACTAATAATAATACTAAAGCATATTTATCAGCAATAGATAATTATGCAAAAATTATTGTATCATTATTCTTAATGTGGAAGTTTAATGTGTTCCATAAGTTTTTAAATCATAAAATCCAGTTTACAGAACTTGACCGTTCTATAGTATTTCAATCGGGTCTATTTCTCTTCTTAACAACTTCGCTAAATACTATCGTTGTCAAATATTTAATAACAATCAAAAACTATTTAATGTCATTTTATCCGAATATGCACAATTCAAAATCGCAACAACGAATTAATGAACTCATTAGTAAATAACGTTTGTTGGTATTATTTATTTATTTATTTATTGAGTAATCCAATAACATGTAATAATACTTCTTCTTGATGAGTCAATTTCTGGAATATGATAGCCTCTTCCATAACAAACTCATATCGTCTTTTTCTAAAAAAGTTTGTATAAACTATAGATACACCTTTATCTGTTATTTTGAAATCGCAAAAAATGGCAACTCCACTCAAGAATAGGGGTGTTGTTGGATTTCGAATATCAATCCATCGAATAAATCCGCCATGTTTAAGTTCATTCATATGGTCTACATATCGGTATTGTTTTAATTTTAGCATATATTCGGATAATTCAGTTCCGGTAAATTGTAAGTCTTTAAGAATATTTTTTTTAATATTACGTATTTTCTCTGTTGTCAATTGTAAAATATGAGCGTTATCATTATTATTTGCAGCGGCTATAATTTCTTCTGTCGAAATTGATGACATAATAAATACTATTAATTAATATTATATTAAATAATATTAATATCAATATCAATATCAATATCAATATCAATATCAATATCAATTATATCAATTATATCAATATTATTTGCTTACCAAAGAGAACCAAATGCGCTTGAAAATGCACCGCCTTCATTTGCTGCCATTGGTTCCATTGGTTGAGATTGGTCATAATCTGATTGATTTTGTTGTTGTTGTTGTTGTGGTTGTTGGTTTGAGTTTCCACCATCATATGATTGTGAGTTCATTTGAACTACTGGTAATTGACTAATACTTGTCGTCTGTCCAGAATAGAGAGTTGGTGCTATTTGTTGTTGTGGTTGTTGTTGTTGCTGTTGTTGTTGTTGCTGCGATGATTGTGTCATTTTTTTCTTCTTTTTGCTTCCACCACTACCATTATTGCTACCTTCAATATTCGGTAACCCCCATGATTCACTAATGCGTTCCAATATAATTCTTGTTCCATTATCAATTTGTGGACTCATTGTATTTAATGTAATTAATACAGATAATACTAATGGGAAAAGATAGAGAGAGTTTCCACAATGTATATACTGCATTCCAGAATAATTCGGTATATAACAAATGATTCTATCAATATAATATATTGAATAAAAAATAATAAAGATATAAATAAGAATCATCACTATTATTTCTATCGAACTACGTGAATCATCAATAGATGGATAATATATTTTCATAAGATTTGTCAAGATTGCTATAAATATAAAGGCTAAAAATGTGTATTGTGCCAAATTAATAAGAGTTATTTTTGATTCACTATCTGTATTGAATACATAATGAATAAATCCCTTATGTGTCGAAACATTATTGTACTGTTGTGCTCGTTGTTGATCCTTATGCTTGCTGTCATCATAATGATCCATATATGAATAACAGAGAAATAAATTATGATATGATATATTATATTATATTATATTACATTATATCATATATTTTTTCTGTTTTGATTGAGTGTTAGTTGTTTTTATTATTGTATCACATTTGAATGCGGATGCTCCGATAATTTGTCCTCCATTTTGTATATATTGTTTTACAACAGGGTTACCTTTATTTGCTTGTTCGATTTTCGTATTATTTGAAATATCCAATTTTAAATTTGCTAAATATGCTTTTCTGTATTCTGGTGTATTCATTTTTACGTTTAATTATTATATTATTTATAATAATTAAAGTATTTCAATTATTTTATAGTTTTCTACCATTTTTGTTTTATTCATATTTTTTGTGTTTATTCATATTTTTATGTTATACTTATTCTATTTTCAGCCATAAGTATTTTAGTTAAACATTTTTATGTTGTGATAACTATTTACGCCAGAAGGAACTATCTTTTTATTAGGCATATTTTCAAACTCAAACTTATTGCTGTATAATGAGTATGCTTGATGAAATAGACAATATGTTTTCTCTCTTTTTAGTAATTTGCCTAAATTAAAATCAATACCATTAATATCTTTTATTGAATAAGATTTATCGTTTAATGTTAGTTCGTCGCCAGTTAAAGACATTTATATAATTATTTTTATATAAAATAATTGTTTTAAATATTAAAAAATTGTAAATCTTCAATATATGTAACGGTTTAAATACCACGACAATATTATTTTATTCATATGATTCAATGTGTATATGAAAAGGAAGAAGAACAATATTTTCAATTAATTCGAGATATTCTAAATAAAGGAATAATGGAAGAAGGTAGAAATGGTAATACCATCACGATATTTGGTAGTGCAATGTATTTTTCATTATTGGATAATAAAATACCATTACTAACTAGTAAACGTCTGGCATGGAAGACTTGTCTAAAAGAATTATTGTGGTTTATTAGTGGTAAAACAGATAATACAATTCTCCAATCACAAGGAGTCAAAATATGGAACCTAAATGGGACACGTCAATTTCTCGATAGTCGTGGATTTGTTGAACGAAATGAAGGTGATTTGGGACCAATATATGGACATCAATGGCGACATTTCAATGCCGAATATACCGATTGTAATACTGACTATTCTGGAAAAGGTATCGATCAATTACAGAATGTCATTAACCAATTAAATGACCCAATAAATCGAACTTCTAGAAGAATTATTCTAAGTTCTTGGAATCCATTACAATTAGATGAGATGGCTTTGCCACCTTGTCATGTATTAGCACAATTTCAGGTAACTAGTACTGGACATCTTTCTTGTGGATTATATCAGAGGAGTGGCGATGTAGGATTAGGAGTTCCTTTCAATATTGCATCTTATAGTTTTTTGACACATATTTTAGCAAAACATTGCGGTCTAATCGCAAAGGAGTTAATTTATATATGCGGCAATTGTCATATATACGACGACCATATTGAACCACTTAAAGAACAAATTACTCATTCTCTCTATGTTTTTCCGACAATAGATATTAAGACAAAACACGATAATATACAAGATTATTCATTGGATGATATTTCTATATATAATTATAAATGTCATGATAAAATATCGATGACCGTTCGTGCGTAAATAAATGAAAAATAATATTTTATATAAATTATGAGTTCAGGAAGAGCAAATGCGTCAGCGATTCAAAGACGAACGACACAAGTTCAACAATCCCCTGCAAGGGGGCAAATACCTCAACAACAACAACAACAACCGCAATACAATCAACGAAATCAACAACCTCCACAACAAATTGTTCATCCAAAATTATCTGTTTCAGATGCTATCGCATTAATTACTATACGTCTAGGCAAAGTCGAGACTTTTATTAATACTTTGCCTCCATTAGATCAATTAGAAATGTATTCAAATGGAACAACATCTTCTGTAGAAGATTCAAACAATGATAATATGCGCATAGTTGATGAAGCTGTTTTTAAGAGTATCGTTTCTAGATTAGACCGTCTCGAAGATAATGACAATAAATCATTAAAACAAGTAGATGACTTGAAAAAAGAATTAAATAAACAAATTACAACACAGATTAATAACATTAGAAATGAGTTAAATACGCAACTTATAACACAAATTGATGATACTGTTACTACTGCACCTATATCTGATCCTATTTTGGAACCTAAACATTTTGTCGATATTTCGACAATAGATGAATTAAAAACGCAAGTTAAAGATTTACAATTACTCTTATTAAATCTTCAAAATTATACTATGACTACCAATAAAAAATTATGCGATATTATCTTCTGTGATGACATTCATAAAAACAATATTCATGATGAAAATGAAATCCATAATAATTTGTCATTACATTTATCACAATTATTATCAGGAAGTATCGCAGATGATAATTTAATAGACGAATTAGATTCTTCTAGATTAGATGATGATATGATTCCAACAATACAACAAACAATAGATGAATTAGTAGATGGTTCAGTAAATAATTCGACAGATAATAATTTAAGTATAAACTTATAAAGAAATATAACAGAATAACTATATATACTTATAATGTCGGCTTCATATGACATTACAGAATGTTCTTCCAAATATGATTATGATATTTTGTTTCCTAATAATATTTATGACGATATAAAACGAATAATTAAACAAGATATCACTTCATTAAATATATCGAAAGTATTATCAAACTTCTCTTATATAAAAGATAATATAATCATTATTGATGCACGATTTTTCAAATTAATTGCTATTCCAGAACATTATGAAATATTTAAAATATATCTTTCAAATACAATTCGCAAGATGTTGGAAGAAACTAATACAAAAACCATCGTATTTCATTTTAACATTAAATCTATTAATATAATAGATTTAGATAAACATTCGTCTTTTATAATCAATTTAGCGAAATATATGGCAGAAACATTTCCAGATAAATTAGAAAAATGTTATTTATATGGTTCCGGAGTGATTATACAAGGACTATATTCGCTACTTTCATATATTATTGATAAAAAAACACAACATCGTATTGTAATTGTAAAATAATTATATTATTTATAAAAAATATAATATAATTATTCTCAATAAATCACAATTAAAAAGTTGTTATGAATAATAAATATTATGATTATTATTAGAGATTCAATAAAACGACGAATTTTTTCGACAATATTTCAAATACTTAAAATATCTTCTTCTATTGTTCATATTCATTTAACAAATGACGCATTTTCAATTCAAGGTATGGATAATTCTCATGTATGTTTATTTGATATACAATTGAAACGAGAATGGTTTGAAGAATATAATATGATAGATTCGGTTATTCATATTGATACAACTATTTTGTCGACAATTCTCTCTTTTGGAGCTTCTGATACGAATGAAATACGGATTACGTCAGAGCAAGATATAATTCAAATTGATTTCATTCATCCAATATATAATAAGTTCTTTCAAATACCATTAATAGATGCGGATTATTCCTGGATGTCGATTCCTAATACATCTGAATATGATACCGAGTTTATAGTTCCTGCTAAAATAATAAATGAAATATGTTCACAATTGATTACTTTTGGTGATATTGTAACCTTTTGTTGTTCAGAAGACAATATTACATTATATACAAATGATTCATCAAATGGTGAAATGAAAGTAGTTATACCAATTGACGATCTAATGGAATATTCTATTGTCGAAGGAGAGACCGTACAAGTTCAATATAGTCTGCGATATATTCAACGATATTGTTTGAATACAAATATATGTAATCATATTCATTTTTCAATAAGCCGTGATTCGCCATTAAAAATCGCCTATTTATCGACAAATTGTTTGATTCAGTTTTTTATTGCACCGAAAATTGATTCCGATTTATAAATATATATATTAGAATATTGTATCCGTATTTGTATAATATTGTATCAATATAATATAATTATGTCATCAAAAAAAGTAAAAGTTTCAACAAAAACCCCAAGTAAAAAACATAGACATGATAGAAAACTAGATTATATAGAAAAACAAATAGAAAATGAAGAAGATACACCTTGTTTACAAAGATCTATATCTTTTAAAAAACATGATATTATTCTTCCGTTTTGTTGTGGAGATTATGAGTTTATAATTGCTAATATTTTTGAGACAAATATGTCTTATTTAAAAGTTGTCGAAATTAATTCAAAAAATAGTAAAACTCAAGAAGTATGCACATTTTATGTATATCAATCAAATAGTGAAATTGGAGTTTGGAGATTATACTATACAATGAATGGTTCTTTATCAGATGATGATTTATTAATAGAAAAGGGTTCTGATTATGCTCAATCTACTTGTATTCATCCTTGTTTACAAGTTTGGATAAATAAAGAAGTTAATGGATATAATGCTCCAATAGAAAACCGATTTATCTTTTGTAAAAATATACGTTCAGGAAAAGGTAAAAATCAAGAAACCAGAACTTATAATATAAATACATTAAAAGATATAATAGATGCAATAAATACATATGGTTATGATAAAGTAGAAACTGATTTAAAAATACCTCTACGAAAGTTTTTGACTCGTTTGGATGGTATAATCCTTTCAAAATATCAAGATTCTTGTTATAAAAATATTCAAGATATTATAGGTAATAAACATGAAGGAATAAAAAGTAATCGTGAAATGTCTGATTTACAATTATTTAATGATTTAAACACGAAATATAAATGTGGCGAACCTTTTAATATTGGAACATTATCTGCATTAGATATTTTTTTAGATAATTTAAAAAAATCATATGAAATGATTGGCTTAGAAAAATTAGGTGATTATGAATATAAATTAGATGATACAAGAGGTTTTAATATTACAATGTGTAAATTAATATTAGCAAGAATAGATGAAACTACAATATCTGAAATATCTGAAAAACCTAAAATAGATATTTATTTTAATATAACAATAATTGATGGAATAAAATATTATAATGCGATATTAATCACTCCTAATAATATTGGTTGTAATCATTTAGGATTACCTGAACGTTACATTCCGTCTGGTATATTTGTATGTAAACTTTTAGAGTATATTAGACAAGATAATGGTAATTTACCAGGAAGACCTTTTACTGATAAATATAATTTTGTGGGTGATTCAAGAAAAATGAATGAGTTTCCATTTATAACAGATGAAGATGGTAATATTCAAGAAGACGCACAAAGAATTATTGATTCTCCTCCTAATATGAGTTCTTGTTGTAATGATACATCTGCATCTGCATCTATGCATGAATCAATGTATGAATCAATGTCAGGTAAAACAGCAAGAACTGGTGGTAAAAGAAGAAGTAAGAAAATACGACAACAAAGAAAATTAAATAAAAATAAACGTACAAAACGACATAATAAGAAGAAAACAATAAAACGATGTCGTTTTTAATTGTTATTATATTTGATAATCATTTTATACAGTTCGGTGCGGTTTCAAATCATATTTATTTTATTTTATTATAGAATAGTATGTTTCAAATGCTTATTACTTTATTTATTTTTTTAATCATGTTAACATTATATCTACATGTAGCATATCAATTAAAAACGAGTAATGAACTCAATGTATATGAAACAATATTTCAATCAAAAGAACAATTGGATAATGTTTGTAAACTTAGACAACCAATTATTTTTCATTATGATAATTTTCCCGAGTTTAAGAGAGAATATTTAATTGATAAATATGGAAGTCAAACCATTTTAATTAAAAATGTCGATTCTGATGAAGAGATTCCTTTCAAATTAAAAGAAGCTATATCGTTAATTGATAAAGATACAACTGGTTCTTATTATATCGAGAAAAATAGTGATTTGATAGAATCAAATCTAAGAGAACAAATCAAAAAATATGAAATAAATATTCGACCAATATTTACTGGAAAGTGTATATATGATATATTAATTGGGTCAAATGAAAGTAATACACCATTTAAATATGAAATCAATTATAGAAATTACTTTTTAGTTACAGAAGGTTCTATTCGTATTAAATTGGCGCCACCAAAAAGCGAAAATTATTTAAATCCACAAGTTGATTATGAAACATTAGATATTACTAGTCCAATAAATGTATGGAAAATATCCAATATAGATAATGTCGAAATAATAGATATTGTTGCGAATGAAGGACAAATGATACAAATACCGCCATATTGGTGGTATAGTATTCAGTTCGAGAAGGATGCATCTGTTCTTTCTTTGAAATATCGAACATATATGAATACGGTTACACTTATACCGCAAATATTTATGCAAATATTACAATTACAAAATATTGAACCCATCATTGAGAAGAACAAATTGAAAAAATGGAAAAAAACAGATAAAGTATCAAAAATAAAATCAGAATCAAAATCAGAATCAAAATCAGAATCAAAATCAAATAGCAAGAATCTAGATAAAAAAATCGAGAAAAAGACCAAGACCAAAACAAAAACAAAAACAAAAACAGATACATATAATGAAAATATATTGGAAATAAAAGAAAAAACTCGCAATAAGATTGAAATTAAATAATCATCGTCATCGTTATTACTATTCGTGAATAAAGATAAATAATTATTCAAATTAATCTAATAATATATGTATAATATATTATTATTTAATAATGTATTCGGTGTCAATTTATCACAGAAATTATACTCGCTGGTCAATATTAGGCGATGATAAAAATGACACATTCCCTCTCAATTTTCATCCAATAACAGAACGTCTTTTTCATGGTGATAATTTTATATTTACAAACGATATTGAGAAAAATACCGGTTCTTATTGTAAAATAATAAAATCCCCTATAAGGGAAATAAATATTATACCAGGAGTTCTCATTCTCAATTTGTCGAAAACATTTGGTTCTGTAAAAGGAACTAAAAAAATGTATTATCGTTGTATTCCAGATTCTCCAAATTATCCAATATTTTTAGTTGCATATGAAATGCCATATAATGGTTTCAATAAAAAGACAACAAATCAATATATTCTTTTTCGATGGAAAGAATGGGGACCACAACAAACACATCCTATTGGTACAATAGATAGAATAATTGGACCAGTCGACAATATCCACAATTTATATGAATATGAAATCTTTTGTAAAGGGTTAGATAATCCAACCATGCGTCATTTTGCCAAAGAAGTTAATCAAAAATTACTTTTCAATAATAATAATAATAATAATAATAATAATAAAGAAGTAGTATTTCTTGACAAAATATCGACAAATATACAACAACCATATATATTCACAATAGACCCACCAGATTGTTGTGATTATGATGATGCTATAAGTATAATTGATGACATACAAAATAATATGATTCATTTATCTGTTTATATATCCAATGTTCCATTATTATTAGACCAACTATCCATTTGGGATAAAATTACACAAGTATCGACAATATATCTTCCTCATAAGAAGAAAACTATGTTACCCACTATTTTATCAGATGACAAATTGAGTCTCCGTTCTGGTACTACAAGAGATACAATGGTAATGGAACTTATTATCGAGAAAACCACATCAAATATTTGCGATATACAATTTTATAATAGTAAAGTATATATTCATCGTAATTATCATTATGAAGAACCATCATTATTATCTCATTTGGATTATCAATTAATCAAAGAAACTGTAAATAATTTGACAAAATCATCGACAACTCAATATATTACAGAAATAAGAGATAGTCATGATATAGTTGCATTTTTAATGATAATGATGAACCATCAAATAGGCACACGATTAAAAATAGGCATATTTCGCATAACAGAAAATAATATAATAATACAATCAAAACGAGAGCAAACACAGCAGCTAATAAATGCCCAATGGTGTTGCCAATATATTGGTTCGTATATTGCCTACGATGCGAATAATATATTATTGGAAAAGAACTTAAAGACGGATATGGAGATGGAGCAAAATATGATTCGTCACGAAGCATTACAATTAGATTATTATCTTCATATTACATCTCCAATACGACGATTAGTAGATAATATCAATATGATTTTATTTCAACAACAATTTGGATTACATAATTACTCTTTTATTGCCAATCAATTTGTCGATAAATGGATATCTAATATTGGAATTGTATTCATTAATAAACAGACAACTACTATTCGACGACTCCAAAATAAATGCGATATTATTAATATAATGAAAGATATGACTTCTGTGGAAGGTACAATTATCGGCAAAGAAGGTAATATTATTCATATTTATTTTCATTCTATTCACAAAATATTTACAACTTCTTTTTTATCGACAACAACAGAAGATAATTTAGTATTATCTAAGACATACAGTTTTTGTATTCATTTTTTTGAAGATGAAGACAAAATGAAGAAAAAAATACGGTTAACATTATTATAATAATAATTTATAATTATATATATAACGATTGATTTGTCACAATATATTTCTGTAACCTTTTTCCTATATTTTGTGCTTTTTTAACAAGTTCAAAATCTTCAATTTGTTGGCCAGCTATTACTAGTTCATTTGTAATTGCAATTATTTTTAACACTGCTTTTGTAAACTCACCCAGAAATATATCCTTTTCTTCTAATTGTTGAAGTATCAATTTACACTCCTCGGTTGTTTCTGCTTCCATCCATTTAACAATATATTCCATTAAATCATAATGAATATCATATGATTCTCCTGTTTCGAGATAATTATCTTCTTCATAAGAGCGTATATTGTCTATTTCACATAATATTATTGTCATAATTTGCTCAATTTCAATATCATCTTTTTGTTGTAGAGTATTACACCGATTTTCATTTGAAACAATTGTCGAAGTAAAACAACTGAGAACAGATGCTAATTTATTATCTGTCAATAAAGAAAAATCCTTACGAAATACTAATTCTGAAAATAATAAACATGGCACTTCTTTAAAACATTTGGCTAATGAACCTTTTACTGATAATTTATTATTATCTATATATAATCGTTTTTCGAGAAAAGATACAGTTTTTGCGATTTTATTGGATACATAATTGATTGTCGTATCTTTGTATTTTGCTAATTTATGTAATTCTTCTTCTGCATTCTTTAGTCGAACCAATGTCTTACAATCTTCTTCTACAGAATAATATGTATCTTTTATATTTCGTATTTGTCTTTCAATATCTTTCTTCTTTTTTAAAATAGTAGTTAATGATAAATACGTTTCCATTTGATTCATCGGAGTTTTTACATTCAAAATATACTTATTTAAAAATGCACATTCATCGGCTTTATTTTTATAGTCTCGTTCTTGAATAATGAGTTCATAATCTAATTCTTGTTGATAGAGACTTTTTTTCGCAATATTTTCCAATTGTAATGATAAATCTCTTTCCAATAAAGAAGAAGACGATACATTTTCCAAAGAAGACAATACTAAATGATACGATGATATTTTATATTGACTCATTAATCGTTGTGGTCTACCTAATAACATATTTGAATAATCGGCGACACTTATAGGTTCGCCTTTAAATAGATTATTTAAATGAATAACATATCCTTCTTTATCGATTCCACGTCGTCCAGCTCTTCCTGAAGCCTGATTATATTCATATCCATATAATAAACGAAATTGTTTACCATCAAACTTCTGTAAATCAGTAAAAATCGTCGTTTTTATCGGCATATTAAGACCACATGAAAATGTCTCTGTACAAAATAAGAGTTTAATATATCCTTCAACAAATAGCATTTCGACAACTTCTTTTAATATAGGAATAATTCCACTATGATGTGTTGCAATACCTTTCTCTAAAAGAGCTATCATAGAATTATATTCTGGTAAATCCAAAAACTCTTGATAATTTGTTAGTTTTTCTCTTAATAATGATTCACATCTCTTGCGAATAATATATGGCGTTTTTGAATCATCTTCTAATAAAGGCACGGTCACTTCCCTTGCTGCACGTTCTAAATGTTTTCTAGAAAGAATAAAACACGCACAAGGCAACATCTGATTCTCGACTAAATATCGACATACTTGATTCAATACAAAAGGACGACTTATCTTCGTTGTTGGGTCTTTTTGCTTCAATGCAGTTAATACTTTGACAACACGTCTATAATTTATTTCATTATATTTTCCATTTTTATATATCTCGATTGGCGTATTAATAATTGGACGTATCTGCTTTTCTAGTTCATTACCATTCGTTTTTGTTGCACCCATTTTACACTTCTTGAAAAATCCTTCATTACATGTAATAAATGAATAATGCGTTAATGGTACAATTCTCTCCTCTAATGTCGTCAAATATACTTGTTTTATTCCATTATGAATATTTTCACACCATTGAGCAAATATTTCTGGACGGTCTAATGTAGCAGATAACATTACATTCTGAATATGAGAAGGTAATAACATTAAAATCGTCTCCCATACATGTCCTCTATCAGGCATTCCAATACAATGAACTTCATCATGAATTACACAAGCCAAATCATTTTCAAAATCCATATCAAAAGATAACATTAATGAACCCGAAGTATTTGTATTTGTATTTGTATGATATGAATATAATGCATTTTGTAAGATTTCGGCCGTCATAATTAATACATCAGCAGAAGGATTCAATTTAATATCTCCTGTCAAAAGACCAAAAGATATATCTGGATATTTCTCTCTAAAATCATAATATTTCTGATTAGATAGCGCTTTTATTGGACTAGTATATATTACCTTCTTCTTTTTTAAACCACGACAAAAATGTCGAATTGCAAACTCCGCAGGTAATGTCTTACCATTCCCTGTAGGCACACATATTAATGAATGATGTCCTTCTACAATTGCCTCAATTGCATATTTTTGAAAAGAACTTAAAGATGGACCGCCCTCAAAATATGACGCATATTTATCTTCTTTTGAAGAAGGATATTGTTTTAAACAATTACACACTACAACCATTTATTATTATTATATAATGTCTTTTTATATTATATAATATATCATCACAACCTCATATCAATAACACTCGCATTCGTATTTGTTATATTTTTATTTATATTTGGTATAATTAATGATCGTCTTTTTTCAAACTTTATAACCTGTTTTATTGGAGCATAATCACTATTCACTTGTGCATAATTTGAATATTTTGTATATCTTCGTAAATATTCTACACTTAAATTACTCGCTTTATTTCCATCTGATTTACTCGGTAATACATGTTCTACTGCACAATTACGCAAAACCCCCGCACTAATTTTATAATATCCAAATAACAAATCCGGCCCCCACATCCATTTATTTTTTATTGTATGTATTGAACAAAATATTTTAAAATCTCTTGGCGTAAGTAACAATAAATAAGGTTCTAATTGATTATGAATAGTTAACATATTACTTGGTTTAGACATCATATACCAATGTGTGCTTTTTAAAACTACAGGTGACATTATTTTTATATTATATTTTTGTTTTACCCTTATCATTTTTCTAATATTCATATTTATTATTTTTACATCATCTAATGTAAATATAATATGTTGATAATTTTTATTATAAATATTATTCGGATTTGTTAAAAATAATTCTGTTAATATTCCTTTTTTTTCATAGATATATATATTTTCTAAAAATGGTAAATTACTAAGCATATACCTTATTTCAGGTGATGCATCGTAAAACGTAATAGATATATCAAAACGTTGATTTATTTGTCGATAAATATATAGTAAATTATCTAATAATATTTGTTGTTTTATTTCAAGATTCGGTTTTCCAATTGCTGGTAAATAATACAATAATTTCATGTTATATATTATTTATATATAATATATAATATATAATATATTATGGAAATATTATTTTTATAATCATAATATATGATTATAAAAAAAGACAAAAAAGGTTCTATTATGACATATATTGTTGCGAAAGATTATAATGATGATAAAATGAAGAAAATATTAAATATTAAATTAAATAATAATGATGATTATTTTATTATTGAAGATAATGCCGATGTATATACTGAAGATAATAAATTATTATTGCGTTTTAGAAAAAATATTTTAAATAAAGATAAGATAGACGAGTTTTATAATAATGTAATAAAATTTGCTAAAATGCCTACACATAATAGAGGTTCTGCTAGTGGAAGTAAAAAGAAAAACATCTATGAAAATGGGAATATTTATACAAATATTATCGGTTATTTTGATACTATGTCTCCTAATTACAAACATATTCTTACAAAAAAAGGCATTAAAAACTTTCTATCTGTGAGACCTACTAGATTTCTATTGAATTATCCTGACAAATATAAGAAATTGTTACCTTTTATAAAAGAAGTTGACAAATATTATAAAATACTTATTCCTGAACAATATGCTATACAACGCGCTCATGCAAATCAGACTCATTTTAAAATAAAAGGAACTGCTTTTACTACAATAACAACAAACGTTAATTATCAAACAACAGTTCATACTGACAAGGGCGATGATGAAGATGGTTTCGGAAATCTAACAGTAATTGAATATGGTAAATATACTGGCGGTGAAACTTGTTTACCCCAATTTGGTATTGGAGTCAACGTGCGGACAGGAGATGTTTTGTATATGAATGTTCATGAAGCACACGGAAACTTACCTATTAAATTGGAAAGCCCCGATGCGATTCGTTTGTCTATTGTATGTTATTTGCGGAAAAAAATCTGGGAGAAAACGCGAGGAAAAACACGGCGATTCTTTGAAAAACATAATGCTACATTTAAAAAAATTATTGTTCATAAATAAAATGGAGAATCTCTCATATATCTATTGTTTTAATAAATAATTTTGTTGACAATTAACAGAATTAATCCAACATTTTGATACAACAGACCAATTAACATTATTTATAAAAGTTTCTTTGTATTTTTTTAAATCTAATCCAAATTGGGCAATATAAGCATGTTCCCACATATCCATTACTAAAATAGGGTCGACACCAATTAATTCGCCATTTTGAAATTCAATAATCCAATTATTAAACATTCTTCCGCTTGTTTTATCGCGACACAAAACAACAAATCCTATTCCAGGAATGTTTCCAACATCTTTTATATAATCATTCTTCCAAGCTTCAAATGAACCAAAGTGTTTATTTATATCATCTACAAATTTATCGTCAATTTTGTCCATATTTTCTCCTGCCATTACTCCAAAATATAACTCATGTAAACGCATTCCATTATAAAAAAACCCAAGCTGATTTTGAACAGAGCTGTAAATAACCATGTTATTTACTTTACCTTCTTTTTCTGTATCTTTTATTATTTTAAGCGCGCCATTAGTAGCTCCTACTAATTCTTCATATAATTTTAAATGTATCTTCATTAATTCATCATCAATTCCTTTAACTTTTCCTAATAAATATGAAAAATCTATTGGTTTATATTCTTGTATTTTTACAGAACTTTTATGTATTTTTTTAGTTTTATTAATTTTTTTAATATTTTTCATTATATATATAATAAATATTTTATCATGAATAATTTATAACATTTTTATTGTAGTTGATATTCTTTTATAAGTAAATTATTATCACTCAAAAATTATGGTTTTAATCTTTTTAATCCATATACATTTATTGTTTTGAAGTTAGAACTATAGAGACATGAAAATAGTTTCTAATAATGATATCCTAATTAAGTACTTGTTTTGGTGAAAAGAAATAATAGTCATTGTATATTATAATGGTAATATTGAAATCTAATTATATTATTGCAATACCATCTTATCATCGCGCAGAAATATGTAATAATAAGACATTGACAATGTTACATTTAAATCATATTGATAAATTGAAAATATACGTTTATGTCGCTGACAAAGAAGAATATGATATTTATTTTGACACTTTAGATTCACGTTATTATAATAGAATTATTATTGGAATAAAAGGTCTTGTTCAACAAAGAGAGTTTATTATGAAAAAATGGCCTGAAGGTAAATATATCGTCTTTTTAGATGATGATGTTGAAAGTGTCGATTTATCAATATCACCAACCTTTAAATCTAACAATTTAAATTACTTCATAGAATACGCATTTAAAGAATGTCGATTTCATAAATCATTCATTTGGGGAGTCTATCCAGTATATAATCCCTTCTTTAGAAAAGCGAGAAAAGAGATGACAACTGAATTGAAGTTTATAGTTGGTGCATTCTATGGAATAATTAATCGTCCTCATTTAAAATCAATTGACTTAACAATAACTAAAAATGGCGGTCACAAAGAAGATACAGAACGAACATTGAAATATTATATTCATGATGGAATTGTTATCCGTTTCGACAAAGTTGGTTTTGTGACAAAATATTTTGGACGACAAGGAGGAATGGGCAATTTTGAAGAGAGATTGGTGCCATTGAAAGAAGCTACTATGAAATTACAAAAACAATATTCCGAATATGGAAATACTAAGGTTAGAAAAAATGGCATGTATGAGTTTGTATTATATTCAAAACCGCGATTACAATCACAAAAAGTACAAAATATGACAAAAAAATTAATGAACAAATCTAGAAAAACACAGAAACTACGCAAGAGCATTCGCAAATAAAAAATATAATTAAATTACACGCATGAAACAACAACACTAAACTACATCAAATCGTAACTAATTACGATAAACAATTCGGTGTTTATCAATCCCCAAAAACCAGTTAGTTCCATCTTCTTCTGTTACTTGGATATATTTTCCAGCCCACGCATTCAGTTCCGTCTTATTTCCATCATGACTTGTATCAATCGTCAATTGCGTCAATAATCCTCTAATGGAGTATTCTTTGCTGTAATCTTTACAAAACCATTTCTTTGCTGACGCATTAGCCTTGGTAGCTTTAAGTGTTTGATTTCTGTAGTTTGCTGTAATGTAAGCAGAGTGTTGAAATGTTCGCTCCCAATCTCTTTTATATGTTGCCCTGTTGGCGTCAGCAATGCTGCTACCTTCTTCGCTGTTAGAAATGCTACTTTCTTCGCTGTTAGCAAGTGAACTTTTAAATCTTTTTGGTTTTGTCGCTTTGGTGAGTATTATAACGTTCATCATCTTCTCGACAATTTCGGTAGGCGTCATAGACATAATTTCTTCACGACGAATTGCAAATGCTTTTTTAATACGCTCTATTTTTGCTTCTTCTTCGGCAAGTAGTTCGTCCAATTGAGACTTACGGATATTTTCCGCATTATTAATCAAACTTCTCATCTTCTTTTTTAGTTCAAATTGTTTGCGTTGTTCAGTAAGTTGTTTGCGTTGTTCAGTAAGTTGTTTGCATCGTTCCGCAAGTTCTGCTTCCAATTCTTCAAGTACTGATTCTTCATCAGGTTCAGGTTCTTGAACACGTTCTTGTTGTTCTGCATCAGCGACAATTTCAATTCCACTTGACGATAATTGTATTGAGGATAAATCCACATCTGCTGGTTCATCAACAACAACGTCTTGACTCATTCCTCCTGCAGAATCACTGATAATTATTATTGCTCTGTGCTGTTCAAGATTCTGGTCCGGCATTGTTGCTTTTCTGATCAAATTATTCGTATTAAATGGGTTGTAATTCATCTTGTTGATGTTTGGTTTGCTTTTTACGGCATAAGTATCATTATTTCTGTTCTTAAAAAGTATTTCAATTTTTTTAGTTTCAGTGTATATTTCATTGAACTTAAAAAGTAATACATAAAATAAAAAAATTATATATTATATATTATATTATATAACCATTTTTGATATATTATATGAATATATATTATATCAATGAGTATTACACATTTTCTCATTTAAAACGCCCATTTTATATGAGAACTTATAAAATTGAATAAATGTGCGTTTTAAATGAGAAAATGTGTACATTTACCATTTAAATAATTTAATATATCTGCAGCTTCATTCAATTCATATTTCTTATAATTATTTTCATATAAATTATATACTTTACCCATTTCATTATTTCCATTTCCTGACCAGAGTTCATAATAATATCTATTATCCGTTATTATGGGATTTTCACATGTATTCAAATATGTACCTCTTGCCCAAAAAAAATTAAACCATATAAAGTTATTATTATTATGAGCACTTGGAAACAACCCGATTTTAGTTATATCATTATTTTTTTCAAATAAGTTAATTACTTTTTCATATTGATATAATGTACTTTTTGTTAATGTTTTTTCGTAAATATTTCTTTCATTTATATTATCATAATTAAACATACCTTTTGAGTGAAAATATAAATAATATTTCATTGGTTCTTTTATTGCTAAATCGTACATTTTTTTAATTCCATAATATTCATAATAATTTTTTGTGTAAAAATTAATTTTAAAATCAATATCTATTATGCTAAATATACTTTTAATAGAATCTATCAAATTCAAATCTTCACAGCATATTTCTACATATAAATTTGCCTTTTCTAATATTTTACAATTTAAAATATCATTCAATTGTCCCGTAATTATATTTTTGTAATTTTTTTTAGGATTAATCCAGACAAAATATATTATGTTTATTGGTTTTTCTAAATTACTATGCATATATTATACACATATATATAATATTTTAAGTATTTTGTCATTTGAATTTTGCAAAGGTATAAAATTGGCATTTTAAATGAGAAAAGGTGTAAAAGAGAGAGTATTCAATTGCAATTATCAACATTACAACCATTACTATTGAATATTGGAACATTATTTATTGGGAATAATACAATAATTTATAAAATAATGTATCATATAAATAGTGGCGACAAATATATAATCAATTCTATTTCTGAATATTCCGAAAAATTAAATGATATATTATATCAAGTTTTTTTGCTATTAAACTCTTATAGTAAAAAACATATAGAATATAGTAGGTGTGCACAAAATACTAAATATATATTTACAAGTTTACAAAAATATGAAGATATTTTTAAAGTCGGTAGAATCATTATTAGAGATACAAATATAAATATCAGTCCTGAAATAATAGAAAGTATAAGGACATTTTATGGTCCCGAAGGAACATCTATAAATGGTTCCTTTCATGAAATACCATTTTTAGAAATAAATATTGAAGACAAAATATATTTTGTTGCTATAAAAGTATCAAATTATACAACAACATCATCTTTTATGCAAAATAAAGTTGAGTTTTATGTTGGAACTGATTTTGAAGATTTCGTAAAATTAATACAAACTCGTTATCAATGTCCCGAAATTATAATTACAAATGATTTTGAAACACATTGGAGTTATATTACAAAAGGAGGAAAGATTACTAAAAAACATAAATATACAAAATAAATATATATGTCATTTGTACCTTTATATATTTTATTATTTGAAATGATACATAAATTAATTCAATTGAATGTAAAAGTAGAGTTTGGTCATGAAGAATATGATGATTGTAAATATTTGGCATTTCAATTTTTTGAGTTTCAGTGTATATGTCAAATTACAAAGAAATCTTCATTATATATTATATATATGAAACAAAAACGACATACTAGAAAAAATACCAAAAAAGAAACTAACCCATATTTATATCCACAAATCAAACCATTCAAATCATTCAAATTACAAGTTTCTGATATATACACAATTCCAGTATGGTTATTTGGTAACCCAAAAGGTAAACCAGTAATATTTATTCATGGAGGTCCAGGCGCTGGAGCATCTTTTAATGATGCACGTTTTTTCAATCCAAATAAATATTATATTATTTTAGTCGACCAAAGAGGATGTGGAAAAAGTACGCCGTTGGCAGATGGAATCAATATTAAAGAAAATACTACAAAGGATTTAATCTCAGATTTCGAGAAAGTAAGAAATATTTTAAATATTGAGAAATGGATGGTATTTGGAGGTTCATGGGGTTCTGCTCTTTCTCTTGCGTATACGATTACTCATCCAGACAAAGTAACAGAACTAATAATAAGAGGCATATTTTTTTGTACAAAAGAAGAAATCAGTTGGTTATCAGAACCCGGTGGGGCACAACATTTTCGTCCAGAAGCGTGGAATTATTATGAACAATCGCTTCCCAATAGGGAAAAATATAAACACAATTATTTAGAAGGATTTCGACGTTGTTTCAGTGGTATATACGGCAATAAAAAGAAGGATGATTGTATGGTAGCATGGGCTGCTTGGGAAGATTCAAACGCTCTACTTCATCATAAACCTTTAAAACAAATCATCAGTGAAACAAAAGAGACAAAGGGATATATTAGTAATGCATCTATCGAGAATTATTATTTCAGTCATCGTTGTTTTTTTAAAAAAAATTATTTCTTAAAAAAAACAATTTTGGATAAAATACGACATATACCAATAACTATTGTTCAAGGATTATATGATATGGAATGTCCATTTATTACTGCATATAAATTACACAAAGCATTACCACATGCCAAGTTTTATCCTACATTAGCTGGTCATAGTGCTCATGACCCACCAAATACAAAATGTTTAGTAGAGGCGACAAATTGTGCATTACGGTAGAATATTCCGCGAATCTTATGCGAATGTTCCGCGAATATTCTTCATCGCATTCTGGACATCGGCATCCACATTTCTCATATGTATATTCTCCCAATATCTCGAATCATTTACTTCATTCGGTGATAATATCCAATTTAGCTTTCGTTGAATGATTTTTTCTGCAATTGCTTTCGCTCGTTGATAATGGAAATCAGAAGTTACAATATATATTTCTTCATATTCGACAAAAGATTCATTCAAATATTGTTGAACCATAATAAAGTTTTCTGCTGTATTTGTAGCCGAAATATCATATATATAATTCCATGATTTTGATTTTGTCGATGTATATTGATATTCCATTATTTGCTCCGCCATTTTCTCAGCTTCTGTAATATCACTTGTTGACGGGTTCTTTATTCCACCACTAAGAAACCAATTAATATTTGTATGCGTCTGTATATCCATATCCGCAAACTGAATTGCTGTCATAATTCGGTCATTTAATAGAAATGGAATATGACATCCCAATAAAACAATAAGTATGTTCATCATTTCAAACGACGATTTAGATGTAAAAGTATATTGTATGTTTATAATTATAAAGTATTTCAATTTTTATAATTATAATAAAATTGTATATATAATTTTATTATTTAGTACCACAAATACAAAAATATAATAATAATAATATCTATCCTTCTATATTATTATTATTATACAACTTCAATGACACTTGTGCACCAATTTGTTGAATAAATAATGTATATTCTGAAATTGTCGAAATACCATATTTTTTCTTAAAAAAAATCTTCCAATATGGAACAGCGTCTTCTATACAATCTCTCGGAATTATCAACCGATTTGTTATATTCTCAACCTTTTCAATAAATTGGTACATTATGCCCAATCCGGATACAATACTCTGACAAAATCGTATATATCTTATATTATTTACTGAACGTGGTGTTAATAATATATAAGAACATATGAAACCATTTTCGTATAAAGAGAGAAAATCATATTCTTCTCTATTCATTTTATCTTTATAATATAATAACCCTTTTTTCGTCATATAACACACATATAATTTATCAATTTCTTTCGTTATAATCTCAGCAGTTTCATCCATCCAAAATGAATATATCTCATATATCAAGTTCTCAATAAGTATACTCTTATTGAAATCTGTCATTCGTCTTGTAATTTCTCGAATTGTTCCATAACGAAGGTACATTATTTGCGTTGTCTTAGTCTTATATATTTCAAATATATTATTGTTCTTTAAGTCATTTTGAATAATGTTTCTGGTTTCTGGTTTCTGGTTTCTGGTTTCTGGTTTCTGGTTATTTTAGAGATATCTTAATCGGAATATTCATATTCTTCCACAAAATAAATAAATCTATATTCATTTTTATATATGATAATTTATTATTTATAACTTCTATTATAAATGATAACACAACGATTGTCAAACATATATTAATTGTTATCATCATCATATGACAACATAATACATATATCATACATATCATACATATACACAGAAATAATAATATATTACATAAAACTACAATAATATTATATATATAAATTATATCATTATCAATCTCTATTATATCTTGAAAATCATTTAATAAACTCATAATATTATTCATGTTTCTCATTTGACTACAAAATAGTTCTCGATATATTTGTATTATGATTATCAGTATTCTATTATCATTGTAGTAATCATGATAATATGGATAGAATATTGTATAAAGTGAATATAACTTATTTTTATCATATATATATATTTCTTTTATTTGCTGACGACACATTGGACATGATAATATTTGCATATCTTTTTCAGAAATATATTGTTTGAAACATTCTATACAAAATAGATGTTTACAATTTGTTGTCAAACTGTTGTAATTATTGAGTGATGTATAACATATACAGCATTCACATTGACACTTGCTTTCACAATCGCATTTATATTGAGTGTTCGATACCATTCTTTCGTTTATTTAATTATGGTTATTAAATCGTTTTTCAATTTTATTACTTTATAAACAAACAATTTTATAACACATAATATATTACATACAAAATATTACATACAAAATATTACATACAAAATAATTCAGATTTTAAGTTAACCACATTTTTGGTGTAAAATTAAAAAATTGAAATACTTTTTTACAAATAGAATCGTATTACTTATTTTGGAACAACAGACAAACAAGCGAAAATGTCAACTCAATCAAATACCCCAAGCTTCTATATTCCGTTCGTCTTTACACAGACAACCGATGAGAAGATTAAAACAGTCATGGAAGTCGCCTATGAATTTGGCAAAGTCAAATATATCGACCGCGTATTGAAGGTCGATGCGGATGGAAAACCGCATTACTCACTCTACATCCATTTTGAGACGTTCAATTATGATGAACGAACGGAGAAGTTCTTGAAGCACGCTGCTGACAAGAACGACCCTCCCCGTTTGTATTATGATTACGGCAAATCTGGATATTGGAAAGTGATGATAAATACACAGGTAGGAAAACACACCGAAATGCGTGTGAAAATTGATTACGACGCAGAACCAGAACCAACAAGACCAGCACAAGTTTCGCAATTGTCAATCGCACTGGGTTTGACACAACCATATCTTACTCAAGAATGGTTCAATGATAATGGTGTCTTTCCAGTTATGTCGTTGAATCCAAGCGCGGAAACATTTGTTCCAATGGAGTCTGCACCATGTTTACAATCTCCGTGTCTTACTGCTTGGATAAATGATAACAATGATGATGGTGTCTTTCCAGTTATGTCGTTGAATCCAAGCGCGGAAACATTTGTTCCAATGGAGTCTGCACCATGTTTACAATCTCCGTGTCTTACTGCTTGGATAAATGATAACAATGATGATGGTGAGTTTCCAGTTATGTCGTTGAATCCAAGTACGGAAACATTTGTCCCAATGGAGTCTGCTCCATGTTTGCCAGAAATACCGAAACCACAACTCAATCGTCCAGTTAAACCAATGTTACCTCGCGTGATTTGGAATAAAACCCAACAATTCAAATCAGTCAACTTTACTGTTCTACATGATTCCATCTCTTTGGATGAAAACGAGAACTCAAGTTTATTTCAAGAACTATTGTTGTGTTCTCGGACAAAATACACTGCAACCAAAATGGTGAAAAAACTAGTTGATGACGATTATGAAAGCAGTTCGGAATCAGCAAATACGGACGATTATGAAAGCGGAACTGCAGAAATCGTCAATGATGCACAATATGAAGATGAAAACGACGAAGAAAAAAAAGATGAAGATCACTTATCAGAAATCACATTCGAGAGTTAATAATAAATCGACAAAATTGAGGAACATTAAATTAAGAAAAAACATATGCAAACATTTAGAAGAATTTTATTTTGTAAAGTAAAGAACCATTTTTTTTTAATAATTTAAAGTTATAATTAAATAAATAATATATTTATAGTATATTATTATAATGAATAATATTAATTATAATTGGAATAATGATTATAATAATAATTCTTCAATCGGTTGGAGTAGTATTGCAACCTCTGGAAATGGAAATTATGTTGTAGCATGTAATGATAAAATATATATTAATGATAATAGTAATAGTACTGGATGGTCAGTTACTTCAATATCACCAACTACAACTTGGGCTGATATCACAATTATTGATAGTGGTAATGCTTATGCATGTATTTATAATGGCGGAATATATTCAACTACCGATGGAACTAATTGGACACAAACTTCAGCACCATCTAAAACTTGGAATACTATTGCAATGAATTCAAATGGAGGACAATATATTGTTGTAGGTACTACAAATGGTGGTATCCATTTAAGTTCTGATTATGGTTTGATTTGGAGTTCTCTAAACGCAAATATACCAAGTAATGGCTATTGGAGTGGTAGTGCAATAAGTTCAACTGGACAATATATAGCTATGTGTTCTAGTTTAAATAATTATGTAATTATAAATTCTGATTATGGTAATGGTATTTGGACGCAGCCAAACTCGTTACCATCTGCAAATTGGAGTGGTATTACAATGAGTTCAACTGGACAATATATTGCTGTATGTAGTAATACTGATGGAATATATTTAAGTTCTGATTATGGTTCTAGTTGGAGTTCTCTACCAAATGCACCGTCTAAACATTTGACTGCTATTACAATGAGTTCAAGTGGACAATATATTGCTGCTGTATGTAATAGTAATGGTAAAGGATATATAAGTGGAGATATTGGTTCGACTTGGACTGAACAAATAACATCAACATTTAATTATGCTACAGATATTGCAATAAGTTCAGATGGACAAACTATATATTTATGTACTAGTGGTGGTACTACCGATGGGAATATCATATATAAAGGTACTATGCCAACGCCAACTCCAACTCCAACTCCAACTCCAACTCCAACTCCAACTCCAACCCCTAGTCCTACAACAACTCCTAGTCCAACTCCAACTCCAACTCCAACTCCAACTCCAACCCCTACTCCTACACCAACTCCT